TGTTGTAGTCGGAACTGAACTAATTAAAAATGTACCTTCTGCTCTTGAAAATCCAGAAACACTGTTTGCTAATGCTTTAATAGTAATCGGTGTACTTACTGTAAACCCATGAGGAGCAGTAGTTGTAACTGTAATTAATGATTGTCCTGTTCCGCTAGTACCGGTACTTGCATCAGTTACTACAGTAACTACTGGAGTATCTGTACCTGGAACTTCAAATACTGACGGATATCCTCTAGATAAACCAAAAGATTGCCACTTTGTTGGCTGTAATCCGTACTCAAAGTCAGCGTCAAGCATTGATTGTGGTTGAGCAACACGATGTCTTTCAATAGCATCTGTACCAAAATCATATGGGCGAGTGCGTTGTTCTTTTGCTTCAACAAATATTTGAATATCATCAGCTATTGATGCAGTTGATGTATCAGCTTCGAGTATTAATGTAGTAGTATAATCGGTTATGTTTCTATATGATTGGAAATCGTCATCTTGATAATAATCGTTACTAACATATCCTGTATCAATAGTAACTGCACCGCCAAGTGTTGGATCTACAAAATTATACAAAATTTGGTTACTAGTAGTATTAGTAATCATCAATAATGTTTCTAATTTATGTCTGCCTTGTAGTTTAATAGTAGTTACACCGTTGACTAGTGTTGGTAAACTTCCTAAACCATTAGTTAATACACTTATAAAACTAGAAGATAATGAATTTATTCTAGTAACGCTAACTGATTCGTATGCAATTGCATTGTTAGTATATCTAGAAACAGTAGTTTGTAATGGTGTATAAGGTGCTTGTGGTAACAATTTAGTTGTAATTAATGTTATAACAAATTGTTGAGCAGTAATCTCAGGACGTCTGTCACCTACGATTTGCGGAACTGAACCATTCCAAAATCTTGAAGATACATACCGTGTCTTAGCATTTCCGCCATATCTCAAATCATGTAAATATGCATCTACTACCATACCGATATCACGATCACATCGTGTATAGTCGTATATGTATCCTGCATAAACTGTTGTCGAATATGTTACTGCAGGCAATACTGATAATCCATTTGGAATTACATTAATAATAATTGCTTGTAAATTAGTTATAATAGTAGGAACTGCAGATTCACCTGCATTTCCTGTTGTATTTTGTGTTGAGGTAACAGGACTTTGTTGACTAGCGTATGCTACTTTAGGTAAAATATTATTAATAATTAATGAAAATATTTGATTAAACCCTGCAGTTTCTTGAGTAGGAGAAAGTAATTGAGCAGTACCGCCCGTCCAAAACGTTTTAGAGACATCAATTGTTTTTTTATTGCCACCGTATCTAATATCGTATATTAATGCATCAATTACTAAACCGATATTTTGACGCCAGGTTGGTTGACTAACTGTATAACCTGCAAATGGAGCGATGCTGTTAGTTACACGATTTGTAATCCATGCGACAATTTCATCAATTATAAATTGTTTATTGTTAGTTAATAAGGTTACTGCATTTGGATATAAATTCGATGCCGTATCGATTGCTATTTGAGCATTAATATATGCTACTGTTTCTTTTAATATAAAAGATCTATTTGATTTTATTAAAGAATACGCATTTGGGTAAGCATTACTATTACTAGATACTCCCGGTAAAAACACGTAATTCTGTATTTTTTGTTTTGCCATTTATTTCTCCATTATTATCCAAGCGCAACTGCTAATGCAATTGATTTGGTGTCTACATACGATTTTATAGTAGTTTCTAACGTGTTAACTGAGTTATCTACGTATAATTTTGTTGTAGCATCTGTGTTATTTGTTGGGATAGAAGTAACAGTAAGCGTAGTAAACTTACCTGTTCCTGGATCTGTATTACCTATATTTACGTTATTTATAGTACCGCTAGCTATAGGACTGATAGTTAACATACTAGGATTAATAGTTAATCCACCTATATTTGTTATCGTACCTGCTGTTAATGTAGTAAACACACCGGTAGATGGTGATATGTTTCCAATTGCAACATTATTCATTGATCCAGTTACACTAGAAGTTAGTGTAATTGTACCTGTTGACGAAATTGCAACAGTACCATTTGATATAGTAGTATTTCCACTAACTGTGAGATTTGTGAGTGTACCTACGCTAGTTAAACTACTAAAAATAGTTGTACTGGGTAGCGATATGCCGCTAGCAATTGACACATTGTTTATTTTAAACAATCCAGTAATATTAACATTACCAGATGTATCAACATTAAATCCCGGACTAGAAAATCCTGCTTCAGATCGTAAAGGTTTTTGACTTATTGACATTTATATTCCTTGTGGCCATACAATGTCGTATGGGAATGTTTCTTGGGTTGTTATATCGCGTAATAATTGTCTATAAGTTGCCCATGCTTTTTTATCTACAGGTGCATCTGCAACTTGTGTCCAATCCGAATCTTTTAATAATTGATCTCGTTGTAATCTAACAGATTGCGCAGCTTGATCATCTATACTTTTTTTATAGTTATCAAGCTGTTCTTCTGTTTCAAATTTTGGCCCAATTGAGTATTTTGTAAACCATTGTCCGTTAATTTCTTGAATACCATCTCGTTGACTATATTCATATCTATTAGATGGACTTGCTTGTGGCCCCTCCATAATAGCAACTGCATTATAATCGTTTAATATTTCACTAGTTAATAATTGTGGAAAACTAGTATTTGAGTGTAATTGCCGAAATTCATTTTCGGTAATTACGTGTTGTGTGTCTTTTAATAAAATTTCCATTTTAAATCCTATGCTATTGCTAAAAAGATGTAGTTTGCACTAGTAACATTGATATTAGTCGCTGCTAATTGATTAACTGTAAATCCTGCCGAATTTGGATCGATACTATCGTTAGTAGTGACTTCGGTTGCAGTAGTATTTAATGAAAGGTGCGGGTCATTATCAGATACAATACCCCTTGCAGTATCCCATACATACCAATCACCCGTAGCACTTGTACATTTAATTAGAATAAACCTTGCACCTGTTGCAAATCCACAGTTAATATTCTGACTAGAACCGTTACCTGTATAAGATCCTACCTTGCTGATTCCAGCTAGTGTAGCAAAAAGATATGCAACGTAGTTACCGGCTGTGTATCCGGACATACTTGTAGTTGGTTGCATCATCGTTGAAGTTATCGACGATGGTGTAAAATAATATGACCATCCTCCTACTCCATTTGCATCATTTGTATTTAGATAAAGCGCACTAGGATTTCCAAATGGTGCAAATTGCACTCCCCAGTTATCTGCTCCATCTCTGCGTTTGACAATTATCAACTCGGGAACAACTCCTAAATTATGAGAAATTAAAGGGTATGTTAATCCCGGAGTGGTATAACAAACCACATCAAAGAATCCGGGTGCGCGTTTGAAGTTCCAACTAATTGTCGCGGTATTTGTTAATGTTTGTACATAGCCGTTGTTATAATCAAATTTAGTTGCGGTGTTAATTTCTGCAGCGGTGGATGCGGTTTGGAGCGATTTACCCCCACGGAGCCTATCTGTTGCAAACGTCATGGCGTAATTAGATTTGTCACCATTAACCATTGCTAAATCTGTAACAAAACCAGTGTTGATTAAAGTTAAATTTGTAGCTGAATTAGCTGCAATATTAACAGGCGCATAAACCTGCGTCCCCGTTGTAGGCGGCTTGTTAGAGCGACGTATTGCCATGTAGATAATTGTGTTTCCGGCAGCAAACCCAAGCCCAGCAGATGAGGCAGCTGTATAAAAGCCCTTAGCTTGCAAACCTAGATAGTTGCTACTGTTTTCGACTTGGTGGGTACCGCTGGTGTTTGCTCGATAGATATTAAGTTTACCGTCTGCCCCCCAGCCACTCATTGCGTCCCACATAAACCAATCACCCGTAGCAGAAGCGTTTTTTGTAATTAAAAACTGAGGCTCAAACCCTATGTCTATATTTTGAATACCTCCATTTGCTGTAAAACTCCCACACTGAATAATCCCAGTTGATGACGTGTCGTGAGCGTATAGGTAAACAATATAACTGTTACCAGACCCCTCATTGAAATTAGCAGCAAATGTAACAGTCGTGTCAGTCCATGCTGTAATGATAGGAACGCCCGCAGCAAAAGCATAACTTTGATTTAAGTAACCTTGAGCAGTTAAATTATACCTATGAGCAACATACCATTCATTATAAGAATTAGTATTAGTATTGATAGATTTTATAATTACCATTCCAGGAGTAATTCCCAGATTATGAGATATAGTTCTTTGTGTGGATGAATTAGTACTAGTCCAAGTAACCACATCAAAAAACTTTGCGGCTTTGCGGAATGTCCATGAAACATAGTTATCAGCTGTGTAATAGTTATTAACTGAATATGCAGTATCTGTGCCTAACGTAAACCCAGAAGACGTGTAATTAATTCCTGTACTTAGTACTCCGTCGGTTGCCCCGGCTGTACTTGCAATTAACCCACTATCAGTTCCCGAAGGCGTTAAAAAATAGCGACCAACAGTGGAATTATATACATTGGTATCAAAAAGTACGTGACCTTTTCCTGATCTAGACCTATCTTTAATCCAAACCATTCCTCCTTTACTAGCTAAATCAATGCCGTTGTTAATATTTTGTGTTGTTCCGGTACCTGTATACAAATGTGTACTGAAGACATCATCGACATATAGTGTACTATCAGACTCTGAATGTGAAGCTATTGGAAACATGTATTACCCCACATTCATTTTAATACCAGTATTAACTAGATAAAAGTTAACACCGTCTGTTGATGATACAACAAAAGTTAATATATCAGTTTTACCTGATGTACCTGTTAATGTCGGAGCAGTTGCAGCAGTCCATTTAAAATTAGTATTCCATGATATTGTACTACCGCCAGTGTATCGTATAATCAGTTCATATTGATATCCAACTAACGACGCTAAAGTTCCAGTTAAGTTAAATGTAGTAATATTAGAACTTAGTACGATTCTAAAAATTTGGTGTGATGTTAAATCCCAAGTAACCGACCCTGTTGCAGGAGCAGTTTCATCCGATAAACTAGGACGTTGTGGTTTTGTAAATAAAGTTGATGTGCCAGGTGAAACATAATCTATTCCAGGAGTAGCGGCAGTTAATGCATTTGCCCCGTTACCTTTAGCTATTCCATTAATAGTACCGATAAGTGATTGATAGTTAGTTCCATTTACTGTAACAGATGGAGTGCTTTGTATTCTCCAATTAGTAGTAGCAGCTACGTATATGAATGTAACATAAGTGTTAATAACGTCTAACAATAGTGAAATGTCAGTCTCAATAGTTGATCCTACACCTGGATACACAGTCACTGGATTAATATGAAATTTTCCTAGTGAATCGATAATGCCGACTACTGTACCATTAGTTGGCAAGCTTGGTAATGTTACGCTAATACTTCCGCCGGTTGTATCTACATTAACTAATTGAGATGGCGTTGCAACGTAATCTGCAGTTTTTAATGAAGTAATAATTAATCCGCCTGTTCCAGAACCGCCTGCAGAACTAATAACACCGTCACTAGAAATAGTAATAGTAGATCCGTCAACTTTAACTCCGCCTAATGATGAAGTAGTTGCAACTGGTAAACTATCTGCAATACTAGCAGCACTAATCACTCCATTGGTAATCGTAATAGTTGACCCATCTACTTTTACACTGCCTAACACAGTTGTACTAGCGATCGGAGCTGAAAATGTTATAGATTTTGATAAAGAATTAGGGTTAATTAAAACACCATTTCCTGCTGTAAATGTCAGCGTATCAGTTGTTGTAGACGGTGATAGTGAAGCGTATCCTGTGACTACAAAGTTATTAAAAGAATTAATTGATGAACTAATTGTTAATGATTTGCTAACACTGTTGGTAGTAATAGCAATACCTGATCCATTTATTATAGTAAGTGCATCTGTTTCTATACTAGCAGTTAGATTATCTTGACCTGGTACATAAATGCTACCAAACGACGGTTGAATAGTAACAGGTATGCCGCCATTCTCGCCATTAGTTGGTGTTGATACTGCAGTTGGTAATGCTAGTGGTGAAATAGTTTCAGAATATGTAGCTGTAAATATTATACGAGCACCGGAAAATTCAGGTTCTGCTGGGTTTGCAGTTAGGATCATTTTACTGTTTGTTACACTAGCCGATAGTGTAATGAGTTCAGCATCGATACTAATTCGTCCAAATATTGTGTAACTTGCGTGTCCTGGTCTAGCAACAACTAAAACTTGTAATGTTTCTTTTTGGTTAGAATCAAATTCTACAGTAATGTGATAACTTGCACTAGAAAAATCACCAACATACCACGAGTCAATTTCGGTATCAACGTACACTGTTGTAGCTGGCCCTTTAAAGGACAGGTTAGCCGAGTTGTTAAATTGCAAAGTGTTATGTGTACCACGTTTAAAATAATCAGTAAAATGCATTTTAGATTCCATTATTGTATGTATTTAGTAAAAAAATAATCACTATTAATACTATGATATACCGATAACTTATAAGTACCTGATAGATAGGAAACTTACATGAATCGATACAAATATATTTTAAATCAATCTGTTGCTAATGAGCTACAAATTGGATTGTTCCCATATGGTACATTAATAGATCCAACGTTAACTAATGTTAAGACCGAAACATTAACATTTTTTGATAGTGCAACTGAATTTTTTAATAAATTAAAGATAAAAAATATTTCAGTTGTATTGTTCATTAATCAATTTAAGAAACATCCAGTTAGTTTTGAAGAACTTCAAAAATTTACAGAAGCTGTTGAATCTCATGTGCGTGCGCAAGGTGTAAAAGTAACTGGCATGTATTGGGCACCCGGTAGTGAATCTAAAGATCCATTTGTTGTTCCAAATCCCGGAATGTTTTATAGAGTTACTGAAAACACCGGATTAAAGTGGGATAATATTCCAGTGTTATCAGCAAGTGATAATGACTTGTCAGCAGCAAAAAAAGTAAATGCAATACCTATTAAGATTGGAGATAAACATCAAAAATTTGATTCATTTAACTCGTTAATAGAGTGGATTGACAAACAATAAAAGGGCTTGCGCCCTTTTATCTTAGTAACTAGTTAACGATCTATCTTTTAAGTACATTTCAAAACCATCCATAGTAGCTGGATCATCAAATAATACATGTGGTCGCCACGGGTTAGATCTAATACATGATTCAACTACTATATCAAATGCAATACTAATACGTACATCGTCACCATGATATACTGTACTTTCGTGCGGAACATAACTTGGAAAAAATAACATAGTACCTTTTGTTGTTGGTATAGAGTCTTTAAAATCAGTTCTAAGAGGATTTATTAAATCTAAATATGTTGGTACAGTAGTTAAATAATATGTTCCACTAAGGTAAGATACTTCGTCAGCTTGATGGTGGTGTTTAGAAATCCACTGACCATCTCTTAGCACATTTGCCCATCCGTGTATGTAAACTTTTACTCTAGGATAATTAAGTTCTTTTAAAAACAATAAGTATTGTTTACGAATTAAATGAAATAATTTTTCAAACTCAGTAGTCATTACAAATCGTTCTAAATGTTCACCATTTAATGCTTCTCTATCCCAAAATAAAGTATGTTGTTTCCAGTGCTGTGTATACGGGTATGGATCCATACCCGGTTTTGGAACTTCACTTACTAATTCTTCAGTAGTTATTTGTTTTTCTAATTCTATAACTTGCAGCTTTAACGCATTTATTAATGCATCTGATCCTTCATTAGCATTAAAACACGATGCTTTAAGCACCGGTGCAAATTTTGTTATCGGATCAACGTGATTTAGCCAAAATACTCCCATGTGTTCTCCTTATAATTTACTGTTATTAGGAATGTGTACAAGTTTACCAATCTCTGGTAAGTACAAATATTTTAAATCACTGTTTCTTAAAGTATGCAATGCATCTTCAATTGTTTCAACTAGCGGATCACCGCCTAAGTTAAAGCTAGTGTTAAATAAAATTGGAACACCTGTAATTAAATTAAATTCCTTAATAAGGTTATAATAGTTTTTATTTTCTTCTTCTGAGACAGTTTGAATTCTACAAGTATTATCAACATGAATAATGCTAGGTATCTTATCTTCAACTCCGTCTTTGCAATTTACAGCATACATCATAAATGGAGTTTTATCCATGCCGCGTAAATCAAACCAATCATGTACGTTTTCTTCTAAAATAGTACCAGCAAATGGTCTAAACCATTCTCGATGTTTAACATCATTTACAATATCTTTACCGTCTTTTACTCTAGGATCAAATAAAATACTGCGATTTCCTAATGCTCTAGGCCCTGCTTCTGAACCACCTTGATACATACATACAATATTACTTTCACTAATAAGTGTTGCAATTTCATGTTGGGTTACATCGGTTATGGTTTCGTCATCTTGTAAATTAATATCGTATTTTCCATACTTTTCAAAATAATTAGGGCCATAATAAATCGTTTTATGTGGACGTTTTGTAATATCACTTGTGTTATCATGATGTATTAATTTAGCAGCACCAATACAAGTTCCGCCATCGTGTGCAATAGGTTCAATATATAAATTAATATCACTAGGTAAGTGTTTTAAATATTCATAGTTGCCGACACAATTTAATCCAAATCCGCCTGCAATTACTACATTCTTTTCACCGGTGCGTTCAACTGCATCTAAAATTAATCTTATAATTTGTTCTTCGCAAGCATGCTGCACAGCAAATGCTAAATCCATTTTAGATTCTAATGTTTCGTTATCTAATACAGGAAATGCAACACTGTCGATGTATGCACCATTTGGATAATTTGGTGTAAATAAGTTTCTGTTACTTAAATACCTACCTTCTTCACCTAAAAACACTGATGGTATTTTATCATTCTTTTGTCCGTATGGTGATAGTCCCATAGCCTTGCCGGCTTCGATAAACCCAAACCCACAGTAATCTGTCATAGCTTCATAACATTTAGTAATTCCGCAATGATCTGAAAATAATACATCGTGAACATCTTCGGGTTTGCCTCTATGATCATGCGGTACGTTGTATTTTGCAAATGCAACTTTTGGACCGCGAACTCCGATATGTTTATATTTTGTAGAAAAATTAGCTGGATAACTTGCAGAGAATATAGTTTCTAATTCCCAACCAGTTTCACCATTATCACCTAATGGGATAAATGTTCCTGCTCCGTCTACAATTAAACATGCTGCAGTATCAAAACCGCTATTATAAAACGCACATGCTGCATGAAGTTCGTGATGGATATGGCCTAAATCAACTACTTGAGGATGATGTTCGCCACTAAAATGTTGATCAATTAATCCAAGTTTTCTTGCCCAACCGGTATACATATCGTCACCGGTAAAATCAATTTTACCAGCCATTGTTAATGGTTGAGTGTGTGCTACTACTAAAAAATCGAGTTTATCAGTGTATTCTTTAATTTTTAACATTCCGGCTAACGGACCGCCGTCGTATTTCTTTCTCGAAAGTCTTTCTTCTTCTATATAAAAGACAATTTTGCCATCTTTTAGCAGACAAGTTGCACCATTGTGTCCTCTTGTAATACCTGCAATCCACTGTGTCATATTTTTCTCCGTTTACTTAATATTCTGTTTAATGTGTGTTTCTATACTAGCATATAAATCTTCAAATTCTTCATCAGATAAAGACAATGCTTGGTCATTTTTTCTATCAGCTAAATGTACGTTAAAATCACTTATTCTAATAGGTGCATATGTTTTGTTAAAACCTGGCTTCTCCCAAATATTAAAATACTCTGGATAAGATACATTTACTGCAAATGTGCTTCCTAGTATCACAGTACCCGGAGTGTTAAATGAGTATGCAAAGTGCTGTCCAACACTATCGCAGCCAATGAAATAATCAGATAATTCAATTACAGCAGCCCATTTTCTTAAATCTAAATTTTTAGGGTGGACTGTAAACGTATCACCCGGAGTAGGAAATTCACTCATGCATAACACATTGTAATTTTGTCGCAATCTTTCAACTAATTTAAGATAATCTGCTTGTTCTAAGCTTCGTGATCCTATATCAGCGACAATTTCAATAGACTCCGGTTTTGCTGCACCACGACCGTACGGTTGAATAACAATTGTTTTTTCTTTACCGTGTTGTTTTTTTACAAGATCAACAGTTGCAATTGCATGCAATTCTTCATCTTTACTTAGGTAAAATTTCGGTGTTGGAAGTTCGCGTATTTCTGTATGGTTATTGATTTGCTTATCAAACGCTTGCGATATGCTGCATCGTTGATTATAATAGTCGTAATCACGATATGGTTCAGTTGTAATAATTTCACCAGGTTTGATTATAGATTCAAATAATCCTTTATGGTTAACATCAAATGCTTTATCTTGTAATGTTGGGTGACCGTAAAACATGTCAAACCCAGATTCACAAACAATATAAAAATCATCGTGTTCTTTGGAATATAACTCTAATGCTGGAAGTGCGCATACTACACGCCCTGTACCGCCATTAATAAAAAAAACTTTATGCATAAAAATTCAACCCTATAATAATATAAAACTATTTATAGGGTTGATTTTTGTATTAAGTTAAAATTGATTAACTATTTGGAGCTAGTCTTGAAAGATATAATTCTTGTAAATGACCAGTTGGTGCTGCAGGCCATTCAACAAGATTTAAATCTTCTAAATCTTTAAACTTAGTAGGAATATCTCTAAGTTCTTGTTTATAATCTAACCATAATTGTTTTACACTGTCAGGAGTATCAAAGTTATACCCACTTTCAGCTGCAAGTAATAACTGATCACGATGTTCCCTAACCATATCCCATGTTACTTCCAGAATAGGTAATTCTAAATTTTCTTCATTTTCAATAGTCATTAATAATAAACCCTTATATATCCAGGTGCACCACTACCGCCTGCTCCTTTTAAATTACAACATGCAGTGGATACACCACCACCGCCGCCACCGCCTGGAAATTTACCCGGAGGTGCTTGTTTACCCCGTTCACATAAAATAAAGCAAGTATTGATGCTACATTGATAGTTCTGCCCAACGTTGAATGCAGTGCTTGTAGAACAAGAATCACCACCTGGTCCAAAAATACCTGCACTATTTTTACATGATGTGTTCCATTTTAAATATGTTCCACACCCGCAAGCTGAACCCCATATTGTTACATCACCACCAAATCCGGCAGTACCTGATACTGAAAATGCGGTGGCAACATTTTGGCATCCTGGAACAGACGCTGATAATGGGCTGACTGCCATATCTCTAGTATAACCAGAACACCCGTAACTATAACCGTCATCTGCCGCAGGAGTACCTGCTTTCCATGGATAACCACATGCAGGTGAAATGCATCCACTATTGGATGAACAAACCGCCCATCCAAAGTTGCCGCCAAACGAATCCATACACATAATACCGTTTCTTCTAACATACGAACAAGATCCTGGTTGGCCGCAACAGCAATAACACAGATCAACTGATCCGCCTGCCTTACCCATTAAACCACCTGCGCCTGCGCAAAGTGTAATTAAATCATTTGGTAGTACATTTATAGTTCTTTTAACATATGTACCACCTCCGCCGCCGCCGCCCATTCCACTACAATCTTGGCTTGATCCGGCACTACCGCCACCGCCTGCTCCCCATAGTTCTACAGTAATACTGCATACACCTACAGGAACAGTCCATGCACAACATGCACCGATTGGCATAAAGTTACCTTGGCAACAGGTGTCACTAAATTCACCTTGGGTTAAATCCGGAGTACAACCAAATACTTCGATTGATCTCATACATTGAGTCGGTGTCGAAGTTAACGTAGTCGAGCATGATGGATTTAATACGCAACACGGTGATGTTTTAACATAACATACTTGATAAGCCATTATATTTCCTTATTTCTTACCAGTTGTGGGAGGAGCAACATACCACACGCACTGTGCAGCTTGTTCCTGAGTTAACCCACCGCGGGCACTTGCTGGAAATGGAGGTAAGTAATCATTCCAAAAAACAGTATCCGGTGTTCTTCCTGCTGCTAATTCACGATCGGGTAAATCTCGTAACAATGCTCTATAGTCAACCCATTGCTGTTTTAACGGATCAGGTGTATCAACATTAAACATGTTGTCGCATCCTGCTAACATTGAATTTCTCATCATCCTAATGTCATCCCATGTTAACGGAGGAATGTCATTAAGAATTAAGTCATTTGTTCCCCAATCCCAATGTGATAGAACTTTATTATAAAATTCGTGATCAGCTGTAATTGTAGACATATCGACTGTAAACAAGTACAGTTTTGAACCAGGAACTGCTTCAACGTATTCTCTATCAGGTCCTAACACTTCTGCTCTATTATGATCAGGTAATTCAGATTCTTTAAAAGTTAAACTTTCAATAAATCCTGGATTTGAACTGGTTTCCTTCCATATAATTTTATACAGTTTTTCTGTAACTATTTCTTCAGTCATTAATTTTCCTTTACATCCAAATTCTTATAGCACCAGGGGCACCATTGCCGCCGCATGCGCAAATACCGCAACAGCAAGATGCAAATCCGCCGGGAGCGCCACCGCCTGGGAATCCACCTACAAACCCATTTATTCCGCCACTATATCCATTGGCACATTGGTCAACGTATTGACTACACCAGTCCATGCCCATAAATGTGTTTCTCCCGCCAAACGGTGAGCTGCCGCCCCACGAAAATGAGTTAGATTGTCCCATTGAGCTTCCACCGTTTGTTATTCCGCCGTCGCCGCCTCTAACATTTAAATCTCCGCCTGTCCCTGGCCATCCTCCGTTTGGAACTGATGTGCCTATACAATATGCAAATAATCTAGATTCGCCGCCGTAGCCGCCTTCTGCGCAAAAATTGCATAATCCAGGACCAGTTATGTATGTAGTACCGCCTTTAGCTCCACAGCAACATGCTTGAGGAGCTGTAGTTGTACCGCCACATAGTCCGCCACCGGCACCACCGCTGCCTACACAAATTGTATAATATTGGCCAGCTGCAACTTGGAGTGTTTTTCTAGCATATGCGCCGCCGCCGCCGCCTGTGCCGTTTTGTTCGCATCGACAGTACGGGCTTGAACCGCCGCCACCGCCACCACCCCATATTTCGATAATAACTGACGATACTCCAGCTGGTGTTAACCATTGGCAACATGCCCCGGTACCTGGTCCGCAGGTACCGCATCCTCCGAGACCGCCTGACATTTGAAATACACATGTTCCTTGTGACGGTAAACATGTTACTTGGCAGTTATATCCGTTATATGTAGTAGCATCCCAACATTGCTGTGATGATCCGCATGTTTGTACTACGTCTGTTCTATATCTTCCCATTTCTATGTTCCCTTAATACCATATTCTAACTAAACCGTTACCGCCACAGCCACCACATTGGCATATGCTACAACTATTTTGTGCTGCCGCCCCGGCGCCACCACCGCCTGGATAAGCCCCTGCCATTCCGCTGTATTGTGTACCGCCCGAACCGTTATAAAATGAAAACTGTGTGCCGGCGCCACCGTTAAATGGTGCAGCACCGCCTCGATTTACCCAGCCGCAACCGACTGCACGTCCAAATTGGTGTCCGACTTCTCCAGTTGCTCCGAATACATTGTTTGCATAAAGAGTTGGACCGGGACCTGGCCATCCACATGAATATTGATTTGAACCGCAAATTGCACAGCCGTGGCCACAGCAATTACACAATGCACCAAATCCGCCTAATGCACATGTACCGGATCCGGTATTAAATCCACTAATAAACGATGTATTGCCGGTACCTCCTGGTGAAGTATATCCACATCCAAAAGAGCCGCCTGCGCCTGCACAAACAGTGTATTTGCATCCTGGTGCAGTTGGTAATGTAAACGACTGATAACCGCCTGCCCCACCGCCTGCCCCATGAATGCAGCAGATGCAGTAGCTGCCATTGCCGCCACCGCCTGCACCCCATATTTCTACATAAATTGATTGAACGCCAGCTGGCACGCACCAATAACAACAGCCGCAGGCTGTTGTTATGTTTAATTGGCATTTTGTGTTTGCTGGTACTGTGCAACAGTCTATAACCAACCCATAATTTTGACACATGTGTTGGTCGCTAACTGTTACGTTAAATGTATCTGTTCTATCTGGTAGGGATTGATACCTTGCCATTATACTGCCTCCTGTATTCCGATTGCTAATGCGGTAACTTGTGATACGTTACTAGACGCATACAAGTAAGTGTTTGGTGGTATAATTATACCTGTTCTTTCTAACACACCGTTACCTGCAATTATCGAATCAAATTCGATAAAATCAGTGTTAACTGGTTGTCCATTAGCTAAAAGCACGTTACCACCTGTTGCGTATGCAGTAATTAACGGATGTATTACACCGTTTGGCGATGCTGATAAAACAAACTGTGTACTACTGATAATTGCTTTAACATAATACGCAGGCACCATATAAAACGCCGGGGTTTGTGCTGCAGAAGAAACGGTTGTTAACACAATTACACTACCTCCAATCGTTGCACTAATTGTAAACTGTGTACTATTATTAATAGTTAATATGTAATAAGTTGTATTAGCAACAATACCACCCCACGTTGTTCCAATAAATACTACTGGTTGATTAACTACTAATGTTGCAGTATTTGATACTGTAACATAGTTGCTAGTATTAGTGTTAGTAACAATAAACGGTAATGTAGTAGTCGGTAATGTTTGTAAGTTACCAAACGATGTACCAGTAAATGTTAACAGTTGGTTAGGTGCTAAAAACGCAGTTGAACCGCCTGATGCCAATGTACAAATGTTACTTTGAACAATTACAGTACCTGTACTAGTTGTTAATGTTGTTGCATTACCGCCCAATGTATTTGTAATACCGAATGTAAACGGACTTTGAACTGCTTGTACATAATACGCATTGTAAGGTAATAACGATGTTCCAACACTATTTACCAATTGTGCAGTCATTAAATTTGAAGTAGTACCCCATGATAATGCAGGTCCATTAACTGTTGCACTTAGTGTAAATGTATTAAATGATGGTTTGCTTTGTACATAGTAATATGTATTTGCTTGAATACCACCAATTGTGTAACCAGTAAATAATACAGGTTGATTAACATTTAAAAATCCAGTATTACCAGTTGTAGTTAACAATGTACCGTATATACTAGTAACATTAATAGTTGCACCAGTAAGCATAATAGGTGCAGCTGAAACTAATGTTGCAGTACTTGTTGCCCCAATTGCATTGTTACCTGTACTCATTGTAAAATACATGTATCCGGTATGATTAATTAATGTAAATGATGTACCAGAATATTGTGTAGTTGTAACTGTAAACTGAGTAGGACTTAAAACCGTATTAACATAATAAGTTAAACCAGCTTGCAAGTTACCAAATGTAGTACCAGTTGTATACAATGGTTGACCAACAGATAAGTTAGCAGTTGATGGTTGAACTGTGATACCTAAGTTTGTAACTTGTAGTGCCGATAGCATACCCATTGTACCGGTTGCAGTACCTAATCCAAGTACAGTGCCTCCTGGTGTTGTTGAAATGCTAAAGTTTGTACTGTTAGTAACTTGAGAAACATAATAAGTAGTACCGATTACAATTTGACCAACAAATGTTGTACCAGTAAACACGATTGGCATACCCGGATACAAGTTAAATGTATTTTGTCCAGACGTCACGTTTAATGAGTTAGTAAACACTTGGTTTGACCCAGTAATAGTAAGTGATACAATGTTTGGTGTAACACCGGTTGCGGTTAGAATAACTTGCTGTCCACCCCATGTATTTGTAACTGTAAATTGTGTGCTATTTAAGATGTTTAACACATAATAAGTAGTGTTACCAACTAACCCGGCAAAACTTGAACTAAACACAATTGGTAAACCAACTGATAAAGGTGTTGTATTAGTACAAGTTAAAATGTTTGTAGTTGATGTAATACCTGTTATGCTAATTGGAAGTCTAGTGCTAGGTGATAGCAAGTTGCCAGTTGTTATCGCGTTACCTGATGCAGATGTTGTTGATATCGGCATCGCTTGTCCAACATACACGTTTGATACAGCTATCGGTAACGTTGCTGCAATATACGACATTGGTGCTGCATATGATGTACTTGCTTGAGATGTTAAAGCATAAACTGAACCATTCGGCGATGTTGATACATAGAATGCAGTAGTTGAAAATAATGACTGTACATAATAAACGGTACTAGTTAAGATATTACCAAATACTGTTTTCCCAGCAATATCACTACCAAATACAATTGGTTGTCCTAACCATAGGTTAGTAACTGCTTGATTTAGTGTCATAGAACCAGTTGCATATGTTAATGAATATGTTGGTCCATTTGAATATATTGACACAGAGAATGTAAAGGCCGACGGAATACTTGTAACGTAGTATATTACATTGGCAGCTAAACCGCCTAGTCCTGCACTAAACACAACTGGTTGACCAACACCTAACATATAAGTGTTCGTACACGTAATTAAGTTTGTACCAGCAACCGATGTTTGTGTTACAGTTATTGGTTGTGTTGTCATATAATTACTACCGGTATTTGCAATTAACGGTGTTTGTATCGGTCCATAAACTGCAGTCATGTTACCACTTGTAGTAGATAAACTAAGTGATGTACCAGAGTACCCGTAGTATTGTACAGATGAAACTGTAAATGTTGTAGTACTAACAATTGAGTTAACATAGTATGTAATAAGTTGTGTAGGATTGCCAAATACTTGACCAAAGAACACTATCGGTTGTCCAATAACTAAGTTAGTCGTTGCTGCTTGCAAATTAGAACTACCGGCAGCAGTTGTTAATGCAAATTGCGTACCGCCATAACTTGTAGAAACAGTAAATGTTGTCGTACTTAAAATATTCAATACATAATACACTGTAGTAGTTGACAATCCGCCTAATGCAGCACTAAACACAACTGGTTGACCATATACTAATGACGAGGTACTATTACACGTAATAATGTTAGTTCCTGTTGTAGTTGCAGATACTACTACAGTAGCAGTTGTAAACACGTTAGTAGTAGTAGTTGTATTGGATATAGTCATTGTTGGAACAGGAGTAATTACTGTAGCATTTAATGACCCTGTGCCTGCTGTTAAAATAGTAGTTGTTGCATTCAATGTTGTTGTAGTTGCCGAACCTAAAATATTTGAAAGAATAACGCTAGTTAAACTTGGAATACTTTGAATGTAATAGATTGTATTAACAGCTAATCCGCCAAACCCTGTAAATGTACTAGTTAATGATCCATTTGCAGTAGTTAATGCAAATACCGCACCGTTGTATGAAGCAGAGATAGTAAATGTTGTATTAGATGCAATACTTTGGATATAATATGTTGTACCTGATACTATATTACCAAATGCAGTTCCGCTAAACACAATCGGTTGATTAACAACTAATCCAGTAGTAGCTTGTTGAACATTAATACTTCCAGACGCAGTCGTTAATGTAACAGTCGACCCGTTAATTACTAAACTTACTGAAAATTGTGTAGAACTTGGAATGCTTGCAACATAATATACAGTTGCAGAAACTAAATTTCCTAATGCACCACTAAACACAACCGGTTGGTTAATTGTTAATGTAGATGTACTTGTAGCAGTAATATAATTGTTAACTGATGAAGTTGCAGACACTGCAATCGATGCAGTTGTAATCACATTAGTACTAGTAGTTGTATTTGACACTGTTACTGCTGCATACGGAGATGTTAATATAACAGGTTGACCGACAGCTAAGTTAGCAGTCGATTGTTGAACATTAATACTGCCAGTTGCATCAGATAATAAAACTTGGTTAATATTTACTGTTGTTGATCCGCTTAATACTAGTGTACCGCTTACTGGTGTAGTCGATACAGAAAACGTCAATGCACTTGGAATTGTTAATACATAGTAAACGGTATTAGCAAGTAAACCACCTAATGCACCACTAAACACTATTGCTTGACCGATTGCAAGTCTACTTGTGCTTGCGCAAGTAACTAATCCGGTAGCAGAAGTTGTTGCAGTTACTGCGATAGGAGTTGCAACAATTGCATCAATTGCAGTAACATTAGTCGATAACGGAGTATAATACATTGTACCGCTAGTAGTTGATAACCCAAATTGTGAACCATTTGGTGCTGCCGAAACACAAAATATACTTGACGATGCAATACTTTGAACATAATATGTTGTACCTGCAACAATGTTACCAAATGTAATACCACTAAATACCACTGGTTGGTTAATTATCAAATTAGTAACTGCTTGACGAACACCAAAGCCAGTTGTTGATGTTGACAAAATCACCTGTGGACCATTTGGCCATAATGAAACTGTAAATTGTTGTGCAGTTGGGATACTTTGTACATAATAAATAGTCCCGATCGTAATACCGCCAATTGCAGTATCAAATACTACAGGCATACCAACAGTAAAAAAGAATGTGCTAGTTACAGTAAGAACGTTTGTACCTGCTGATGATTGTGTGCCAGCAATATTCATTGTAGTAAGTTGGTTACTAGTATTAGTATTACCTACTGTTAAGATTTGAGTTGCAACTGTATTTGCATACATAGTACCGCTTGTAGTTGTTAATACAAATTGAGAAGCATTAAGCGATTGAGCAACAGTAAATGTAGTTGGCGATAAAATTGAAAATATATAATACGCAACGTTAGGATTAATATTACCAAATGTTGTACCAGTAAATACAATTGCTTGGTTAACAGTAAAATTTGCAACTGATTGTTGAACATTAATAGTACCGACAGCAGTACTTAATGCATATACAGATCCGTAAATTACAGTAGACACTGTAAATGTTGTTGTACTCGGGATTGTTAATACATAGTAAGTTGTGTTCGCAATCAGTCCGCCTAATGCAGCACTAAACACAACCGGTTGACCAATAGTTAATGTTGATGTACTAGTACATGTAATCACGTTAGTAGTTGCAGTAGTATTTGTCACTGCAATGGTTGCAGTCGTTAATACGTTACCGGTAACATTTGTATTTGAAACTGCTACTGATTGTATCGACGGCATAATATTACCAGTCATCGAACCATTAAAGTTTGTTAACATAAACGGTATACCGCCGTATGTTGCACTTACTGTAAATTGGGTTAACGTTGGGATACTTTGAATATAATAAGTTATACCAGCAACAATACCCCCAAACGTTGATAAACTTCCAGTCATTGTACCTGCTGCAGTACTTACTACAAATGTAGATCCGTTGATCGATGCCGATACAGTAAAGGTCGTTGATGATGGAACACTAGCAACATAATATGTTGTGCCAGCTACAATATTACCAAATGTAGTACCTGAGAATACAATTGGTTGATTTACTGCTAGATTAGTTGTAGCAGAATAAACGTTAATTGCACCACTTGCAGTTGCTAATACAAATACTGAACCATTAAAAGTTGAACTAACAGTAAATGTGTTAGAAGACACAATTGAAGCAATGTAATATACAGTGCCTGATATTAAATTTCCTAAGTTACCATCAAATACAACAGGCATCCCAGCAACTAATGTAGAAGTACTTGAACAAGTAATAACATTAGTTGTGATTGTTGTGGCGGTAACTGCAATTGCATTCATTGTTAATAAATTTGTACTAACTGTAGTAGATGAAATAGTTAACGGAGTTGATGCGTTAGAGAAAGATATTGGTTGGTTAATTGACAACCCTGCAGTTGACGGCTGAACAGTAATACTGCCTGTTGCAGAAGTTAACGCAAATGTTACCCCACCTGATGCAGCAGACACAGTAAATGTTGTTGAAGTAGGTATTGTTAATACATAGTAAACGGTATTAGCAACTAATCCGCCTAATTCGCCACTAAACACAACTGGTTGACCGATTGCAAATTTTGATGAATTTGCACAAGTAATTACGTTAGTTCCAGTAGTAGTTGCAGTAACTGCTATAGAGGTTGTAGTCATTACGTTAGTGTTAGTTGATGTATTTGGACTAATAATTGCTCGCATAACCCCATAAGTAGTCGAGTTACCAGCTTGTGGTGAAAGCGTTAATGCTAACGGTGAACCGCCCGGTGTTGTTGAAATTTCAAATTGTGTGCTAGCTGGAATACTGTGTATATAATACGTTACACCGGCAATAACACCACCAAACAATGGAGGGTTAGTAACTAACGTACCAGTTGCTGTTGATAATGCAAAAACTGCGCCGCCAGGAACAGTTGAAACAGTAAATGTTGTAGTACTGTTAATTGTTAAAACATAAAATACAAAAGTCGTGTTAGCTGTAAGGTTACCAAATCCAGTACCATTAAATTGAATGCCTTGATTTAACACTAATCCAGTAGTTGATTGCTGGAATGTACAAGTACCAGTTGCAGTTGTTAATGCAAATTGTGTACCATTTAACGTTGCACTTATCGTAAATGTAGTAGTATTCGGAATGCTTTGAACATAATATACTGTACCAGCAACAATATTACCAAATGTAGTACCTGCAAATACAATAGCTTGACCAACGTTTATTGATACAGTACTAGCACAAGTAATAATGTTAGTAGTAACAGTTGTATTTGTTACTGATACAGTTGCAGTTGTTATCAAATTGCTAGTAACAGTAGTACTTCCAATGTTTAATGGGAACGTTGGAATTGCAAATGTGCCAGTCATTGCTGTACCAGTTGCAGTCGTTAATGCAAGTGCAGATCCGTTTACTGTTGATGAAACTGTAAATGTTGTATTTGAAACAATGCTTTGAATATAATACGTAGTGTTTGCAACAATGTTACCAAATGTTGTACCTGTAAATACAATCGGTTCGTTAACAATCAAGTTAGCAGTTGCTGCTTGTACAGTAATACCACCAGCTGCTGTTGCTAATACAAATACAGTGTTATTTAATAAAGCCGAAACTGTAAATTGTGTTGAACTTGGAATTGTTAATACATAATACACTGTGTTAGCAACTAAGTTTCCTAATGAACCACTAAACACAACTGGTTGTCCAATTACTAATAGTGACGTATCAGCTGCAGTAATTACGTTAGTTGTTACCGTTGTTGCAGTAACTGCAATCGATGCAGTAGTTAACACATTTGTAGTAACTGTTGTATTTGAAATATTCATACGTTGTGTAGGTGCACCTGATGAAAACACAACTGGTTGATTTGGCGATAAGTTAGATGTTGCATTCTGCACCCACATTGTACCAGATGCAGTTGATAGCACATATACCGGACCGTTTACTGAAAAACTAATAGTAAATGTAGTTGGACTGTTAACTGTTAATACATAATATAGTGTATTACCATAGAGATTTAAATTACCAAATGCAGAACCTAAAAATTGTATTGGCATACCTGGATACAAGTTTGAGGTTGATGCACACGTAATAAGGTTAGTAGTTACTGTAGTGTTTGTTACTTGAACGTTTAATGTACTAAATGTACTGCTATTTGCAGCATACGTTGATAACCCAATTGTTAATAGTTGTTGTGGTAAAACTGTAATATTACCAGTTGCAGTTGCCAATGGATAAACTACCCCAGCCTGCGTTGCACTTACTGTAAATTGTGTTGGGTTGATAATATTTAACACATAGTAAGTTACACCTGAAATTAAGTTACCTAAGTTACTGCTAAACACAACTGGTCGATTAACTGCTAATGTTGTAGTACTAGCACATGTAATAATGTTAGTGCTAGATGTGGTATTAGTTACAACAATTGTACCTGCAACTATAGTTGATGCAGTACTCGAAACGCTCACAGTTGAAGGATACGGTGATGATCCAAGAATCATTGTACCGGTTGCAGTACCTAATCCAAGTACAGTGCCTCCTGGTGTTGTTGATACAGTAAACGTTGTATTACTGTTAATTGTTAAAATGTAATACGTTGTCTGTGAAATGACACCACCAAATGCAATTCCTTGGAAAATAATTGGTTGGTTAATAGTTAAATTGCTAGTAGCATGTTGGAAGTTAACACTGCCAGCTGCAGTAGCTAATGCAAATTGTGCACCACCCCATGTTGCTGATACTGTAAAAGTTGTAGCACTTGGAATGCTTTGAACATAATATACTGTTCCAGAAATTAAGTTGCCTAAGTTACCGCTAAAAACTACTGGTTGACCAATAGACAATGTAGCAGTACTAGAAGTAGTAATTATATTAGTACTAACGGTAGTTGCAGTAACTGCAACTGATGCAGTTGTAAATACGTTTGTACTAGTTGTGGTATTGCTAATTGTAAGAGTTTGCAATGTACTAACAGCAGTACCTGTTGAGGTTGAAGAAAAGTTAACTGGTGCAGGTTTTACTGAGAAACCTAAAGTTAGTACACCGGTTGCAGTAAACAACTGACTAATCGGACCAGCTGGGAAGGTAGAAACTGTAAAAGTAGTGCTGCTAGGAATTGTCGAAACATAATATGTAAGTCCAGTATTAAGTCCGCCAAATGAAACTCCAGTAAATACGATTGGTTCATTAAGTTGAAGATTACTTGTAGTTTGTTGTAAGTTAACAACGCCGTATGCAGTAACTAAATTGTACGGAATACCACCAAGTGTAGTTGACACTGTAAATGTTGTATTACTGTTAATTGTTAAAATGTAATATATTGTACCTGCAACTAAGTTACCTAAGTTACCACTAAACACTATCGGTTGGTTAATTACTAACGCTGTTGTGCTAGTACACGTAATAAGGTTAGTACTAATAGCAGTTGCTGTTACGGGAATAGATTGTGTAGTAATTAAGTTTGTACCGGCAGTGGTATTACTGACAGTTAATGTTTGAATTGTTGGAATCGTAGTAGACGCTGCACTTGAAGTTGCAGCGTATGGATACAATCCTTGCGTACTAGACACTGTTTGTGACACTAACGGAACAGATGTTGCCGCTAATCTCACTTTTGCGTCTGCACCATTTCTGTTTGCAAAGTTAGTGTTTACTACTATGTTGCTGTTTGAAGCCGGAGCAACAATTTGTTGGTAGTTAAACGGGTTACCATTTAAGTCTTGTGCGCCAAATTTTGAAGCTGTTGTCATTTTATTATAACTCCTAGATCGTTTTTATTATTTATCACCAAGCTGATGTCCATAGGTTGTTTAGCGTTAAAACGCGATCAACATATTTTTTATTTGGTACATCGGTTGGATTTGTTGGTGCTGTGTTTTGTGTTGCAGTACCATTTAAGGTTAATTGTGAACCTGCTGCATACGTATCAGTTGATCCAGATTCGTGTGTAATTGCAGATCCTGCTGCATAGTTTTCCGTAGATCCAGTTCCGTGATTAACACCGGTTGGGAATTGAACTTTGTTACCAGCTGCTGGTTGAATTACTAAATCAACGTTATTCAATGTAGTAATTACATTACTAGATTGAAAAATATTACCAGCAGTTAAACTTGTTACTGCTAAGTTTGCACCACCTGCACCTAATTGGCTAGCAATAAATGTTTTAATTGCTCGTTGTGTAGGAATTAATGCATCACTATTTGCAGTAAATGTGCCATCTGTACTAAATTGGCTAATCGTTGCTCCACTGCCGCTAAGTTGTAAACTATATAATCCAGATAAGTTAAAATTACTAGCGTTCAAAGTAGCAATACCAGTCGCTTGTTGTACAGTAAACAAATTACCTACGTTAAAGTTACCATCTTGGTCAGTACATGTATAGAATACACGTCCGCCACCATTTTGTGTAACTTGTGCTGCAGCGGTTGGCTGTACTAACGGGTTATTAGGATAGTTTGTAGAAACAACATTTCCTGTTCCGATTGCTAAAAAGTCATGTCCAGTTAATCGTACTTGACTGTATTGCGCTCGTATTGTTACTGCAGTACCTTGATCAGGAGCTAATGCAACTGATAAAGATGGATTAATTTGTAATGTTGCAGTGTAATTTCCAGCTGATCCAGATTGACTAGATACTAAAACTACAGCATAGAAGTTAGTATTTCCAGCAATTGCAATTGATGATCCAGGTGTAGGAAGATCAGTCAGTGCTTCGATTGTTAAATAATAACCAGTTTGTAAGAATTCAGCAACACCGTCACCTGTAATAGTAGCAAGTGCAGTTGTATAGCTAGTACCTCTATTACCCCATGTTGGTTGTCCTAAAACTCCATTTTGTTTTCTTACAGTGTATGTACCTGCGCTCGATGCATTTGGATCAATGATATTCATTGTAATAGAACCGGTGTATCCAGAACCCGGATTAATGATTCTAATTGCACTAATTGCACTCCCTGAAACAACTGCTCTAGCTATTGCGCCTGAGCCGCCTGTGCCAGTAAATGTAATTCTTGGTTCAATGCTATAAGTTGTTGTTGAATCTAATGCGGTATGGACTAGTGTGCCAGCTACCGCAACATCCCAACCTGGAGTACCTGTTGATTCTTGGTAAATCGTAGCAACTTTTGTACCTGCATTAAATGCCTGAATATAGCCGTATTGTCCAGTACCTTTACCTGCAGTTAACATTATTCTCATACCAATGTATTGTGATGCGCTTGCAGTATCAGCAGCCGATAATGTAATCGTAGTTGCATCACCGATTTGCGCAGAGTTTACAGCTCTAATGTAACCGTTACCACCGTTAGCAATACGTACTTCAGCAATTGCATTATTAAAGATGTTAGGAGAACTAACTGCTGCATTAAATCCTGTTCCAGTGATTGAATATGTTGCTGTTGAATATTCTTGCCCGGCGTTTGAATATTCTAACCATAAAATATTGTTACCGTCAGTTAATACATTTGTTATAGTTGCGTGTTGAGCACGGTTAGTAACAGTACCTGTAATTGGAATTTCAGTAGCATCATATGTTTCAGAAACTGATCCTAATGTACCATATGAGTTGTTACCGTTTGTTGCACGAATTTTACCACCAGACTCACTCAAATAACCAATGTAGTTGTAATATGTAAATACCGAAACAAGTTCTGTTCTAGCATTTGTTCCTGTACACCATACACCAATACCGTCATTAATAACTTGTGTAAAATCGTTTGCAACGATCGATTTATTGCCGCCACTATGTAATGAACCGTCAATTTTTAAACCAACACACATTGTACCAATTGTTGTTACATTTTGAACGTAAGGTGATCTAGATATAATCCATACTGATGTATCGTCAACACCAGTACCTGGATCTAAACTAACAAATGCACCTGCAGTTGGACGTTTCGTACCATAGCTATTAACAGGACCTAACGTACCAGTTAAACCAGTAAGTGTCATATTTCTAACACCAGAACCACTTCTAACATAGAACATGTTTGATGTTAAGTAACCGGCAGCTGGCTGAACAATAGTACCGCGTAACTCGTCGCCTACTAATGCAACATTAGGCGGAATACTAATTGGTAAAATTTCGTCATATGTACCGTTTTTTACAAAAATAGTTGCAGTTTCGCCTTGGTTAGCTATTGGAATCGAAGTTGTACTAACTGCAGCTAGTGCGGTAGTAATAATTCCAAATAATGTTGTTATTTTAGTGCTTGCCCCAGATTCAGCAGTGTAGCTTAAATTAATAGTTTGCGATACTGGACTCGGAGCAGACATTAGGGTTTGATAATTTTGTGCAGGAGCAGTGTTGCTAAGTGCGTTTCCTGTTAATCCTAACAATTTTGTAATAGCTGCCTTAATGTATTCAATTTCGGCTGCTACGGTTGCATTAACAAGTGTATTAGTACTACCTGGAGCAAAATATGATAATGCAGTTTCGACTGATTGACTATTAGCACCTCTAGAAATATCGTAAATCATTGCATCAACAATATATTTTGCATCACGTTGAGTTCTAGTTGCATCAAACACTGAACTAGGAGTAAATGGTGAATTACTATTAGCTTTTTGATAAAGCATCCAATAATACATTTCTTTTACCATCCAGTTTTTATTTGCAGTTAATAAGAATCTAGCATTAGGATTAAACACACCGTTAGTAACTGCATTACATGCATATTTGATAGTTCTCCATGGTTTATCTAACGTAGGACCGTAATCTGCAGCATCGGTTCCGTTAGTAGAAACATAAAATACGTTATCAATAGTACCAAATGCATCCCATGTTGGCAATCCGTTCATAACACGTAATACTTGTCCGTCTGATCCAATTCCTAATCTTGTGTCAGATCCACTACCTGATCTATATGTAATATCGCCTGCGGTTGTGTTAAACGAGTTTGCACTGCCTTGTGCTAATAGTGTCCAATAAGTACCGGTTATATCCGCATCCGGTCTATTGCCAGCAGCAGCAGTGTGAGATAAAATACATGAATATGATGTTGAAGTATATGATACAACATCACCTAATTTGTATTCAGTACCGCTTGTCCATGCACCTTTACTCATTAAACCGGTGCTTAATAATGTCCAAGTACTTGTACTTGTTGGTGGTGCAGTGTTAGTATTATCTATAGTAGCAACATACGTATACGCACCGTATCTAACAACATGGCCAACTAAGTATGCAGTTGCACTAGACCAATCTCCCATCATTTTAAAGCCGGTAGTAATTGGGCTCCAATTACTTAAACTTAATGATGGAGTATTGTTAACGTTATTTGTAGTTAATGATACGTAAGTATAACCACCATATGTAACTACATCACCTAATGTATATGAGTCAACTGTGTTCCAGGTATCTACATATTGCAATCCTTCAACAAATATACTAAAGTTTGTAGTATTAAATGTACTGTTTGAAGTATGAGATGTATTACAAATCCATACATCGGCGCCGTACTTAACGACGTCATTTACTTTGTACGCAACCGGTTGAGACCAATCACCTACAAAATTAATACCGTTGACTAAAACATTCCAGTTTGATTGATTTGTTTCAAGTGCAGCTGCGCTAGTGTGGCCAGTTTGACAAATGTAAGTAGTTCCACCGTAAGTAACGATGTCACCAATTTTATAATAAGTAGTTGCACTCCATGAACCACTCCATGAAACACCGTCTACTAATAAAGACCAGTTTGCAGAATCTAAATAAAACCCACTATTTGCAGTTGAACTTGATGTATGTCCAGTTGTACAAATATATTCTTTTGCACCAAATTTAGCAATATCACCAATTTTGTAATATGTAGAAATTGTCCATGTACCTTTCCAAGTTTGTCCTGTAGTTAACGGATCCCAGTTTGTTGAAAGATCAGAGTAAAATCCGCCTGCTAAAACTGAACTAGAAGTATGCCCTAATTTACAAATATAGCCATTTGCACCGTAAGTAACAATATCTCCAATTTTGTAATATGTAGATGTACCCCATGCACCAATCCAAGTTTGGCCATCAGTTAGTAAAGTCCAATTTGATGCATCTGCATAAAAACCGCTGTTAGCAGTTGCACTTGAAGTATGTCCTGATGTACAAATATAATTCTTACCGCCAAACTTAACAATATCACCAATCTTATAAAATGTAGAAGTACCCCATGTACCAATGAATACATAACCATCTGATAATAATGTCCAGTGTGTAGTTAAATCAGAATAAAATCCGCTGTTAGCAGTTGCACTTGAAGTATGTCCTGATATACAAATATAGTCTTTTGCACCAAATTTAATAATATCATTTTCTTTATATACAGTACTAGGTGCCCATGATCCAGCCCAACTAACACCATCTGACATTACTGTCCATTTTGGTGTAGCTGCAGTTAAGTCAGAATAAAACGCACCTGATGTATGCCCAACTAAACATACATAAGTTCTACCGCCGTACTTTACTATATCATCTTTAACATACGCGTGTGACGTGATCCATGAACCTTGCCAAACAAAACGTAGTCGTCCTAATTTAAACTCTGCCATTTGTTAATTCCTTAAAATATATTTTATATTTATTACGCATTGTCGGGACCATTGTAACTATATCTTTGATTTACTCTAGCTACAAATTCGCCATTGCTGTTTATGTAATAATAAATGTTTCTGTCGTCCCATCTCATTTGTTCATAATTTAAATTAGGGTAGATTAAATTATGGTATATATCGCGTCCTTCCAAGAAATCAACCCCAACATCAAATTCAGTAAAATTGTCAATTTCGTCTCCAGGAGCGTTTATTTGAATCGAATCAGTATTACTTAACTGATCAACTTTTGAAATATAAAGGTCACCGTCATCAGTTCTGCGAAGTGCATACAAATATCGAGGTGCACCTCCTAAATCGTCAGTTGATTGACCATATACGTTATTGCTATTACTCATGTTATTTCCTTATATAACTTCGGCGTAACTAATTACTGCATCTACGCTATTTGTAGTATCGCTAGTAATTGTTAAGATACAATTGCCTGCTATAATTAATTTTTCGCCGTTAGTAATAACCTTAGAGCTAGTATACGGTTGAATAATTAAATTGTTAATATATACACCTGTTACTCCGTTTGAATCAGTAACTGAAATATCTACAAATATTTCATTGTCTGTAGTATTTGCTAAATTGCACCCGATGACTGTAAAATAACTAGTTGCACCTGGGGTTAATGCTTGAATTGGAGTAGTTCCAATATCTTTCTTTACTGTTGTTCTTAAAAATGTAGCCATTGCTTATCCAAAAATTAATGCGGATGCTAATCCAATTTCGTTTGCTGCAGCAGTAGTAACACCGCCGGTGTCACCTGCAACACTGTTCCATGTTAACCCGTTAAATAATTCAACAACACCGTATGCAGTATTAAATCTCATCATGCCAGTTTCTGGATTAGACGGCCGATTAGTTGCAGTATCACCAACCGGAATTACTACCCCGCCAGTTCCTGCAAATTTAACATAACCAGTACCGCTATTAACAAATTCAGTAACTGCATTTGGTACTACATTTGTTATTGTATCATTAGATACACGTAAATTTCCAAGATGTACTCCACCGGTTCCTGATGCAGTAATATTAATATCAGTATCAGCTACTAACGTAGTAATGGTATTACCATTAATATCTAAATTATTAGTTTGAAACCTTTCTGTAAATAATTTTTCGTTGTCAATAGTTGC